TAGGTTTATCTCGTTCCATTTTTTAGGTACGTAATACTCTTTGCCGTTAATAACTAAGTCCATATTATTAATATATAAAAAATTAAGTTTTGTATTTTCGCTTGACATTGTTTTATAGAAAGGGTGTAGCTTGTAGTGTGGCTATGCCCTTTCGCTTTTAATGTATGTAGTATTTACCCTCGCCTTTTAGCTCATATACTAACCTCATCATTAAGGCGTCGCTATAATCGGGGCTACGTCCTATAGCCGTCTTTACCTCTTCTTTGCTTATTAGTTGTAGCTTTGTGTCTTTGTCGTAATTCTTACGCCTTACCTGCTCTAGCTCTTGCGTTATTATATTTCTTATAGTAATGTCTTTACAGTTTATATGTATGCTAAGCTTGTTAATATAGTCCGCTAATTTATAATAGCATTGAGTTTTTAAGTTTACGTAGTTCTCGCCCTTTAAAGCTTTGCTATTATTTACAAAACCTTTGCAGCGTAGTATATCTTTTACCCCACCGCCTACGCCGTCCTCGTCTACGCAAATGTTAGCTAAAGGTACGCTATATTTTTGCTGCAATTCCTTAATTTTATTAGCTGCCTCTGTTACGCTATTAGTAGCCATTGTTATAAACTGCTCGGCTCTTAAACCGCTCCAGTATATTAGTACTGTCTTGTCTTTACCATATCGTGCTATATCCGCCGTTATATATCCGTCGCCGCCTGCTAGCTCTTCGTTTTCAAATGTAGTTAAAATAGCGTCGTAGTTTATTAGCTTGTCGTCGCTATCGTCGTACTCCCAGTTACCAAAAAGTAGCCTTTGCTTACTTATATCGTCTAGCTTATTAAGCTGCTCTCTATAGTGCTTAGATACGTGCTTATTATCTGTTACTAGGCTCTGTATAAACTTACGATATTCTGGTAGCTTGTTCTCTTTGCTAGGCTTGTAAAAGCTAGAGTATACCCACTCTTTAGATGGGTTACACGTTAGTAGTATCTTAGGCGTTAAGTTATACTCGTCTAGCTTGTACCTTATTCTACTCGCTACTATCTGTTTAGCTTTCTCTGTAATTTGGCTACATTCATCTATAAAAGCCGCCGTTATTTCTAACGAGCCTAAGCTATCGAAATTTCTATCTGAGGGGTAGGCAAATAAGTCTTTTAATATAACCTCTGAGCCGTTAAAAAAAGTAATGACGTTAGAGCTAGCGTTATACTTATAATGGCTAGTAGCTAATATACCCCATTGACTACAAACCTCGAAAAAAGTATTTAAAGTAGTCTTTTTTAAAGTATCTAATTTACTACGCCCTATTAAGCACCTTACGCCGTCGTATTGTAGGCAAGTCCATATAATAAAGCAGCAACCTAAATAAGACTTACCACCACCCGCAGCACCACCGTATAAAACCTCTGTAGTAGTTTTATCTGTTAGGTATCTTAGAGCCTCGCCCTGCTTACTCGTTAGGCTCGCTATCGTCATCTATTACTAACTTAATATTTACGGGTTTATCGCCGCCGCTATGCTCTAGCTCTTGCCTCTCTACGTAGCCTCGCTTTTTGCCTTTAGTCTTTAGGTAGAATATAGTAGCCGCCGTACTGTTATCTTTAATTTGCTCAAATAGTTTACTCTCTGCAAAGTCTAAAGCTACGCTCTGTATTTCGTCTACTGCCTCTTTAAATTCGTTATCATCTTTTAGCCACCTATAAAAAGTAGCTCTCCCTATTCCTACCGATTTGCAAGCTGAGGTAACTACGCCTAGAGTTTTCTCTAAAGCTTTTAGTAAAGGCTCTTTTTTATTGTGTATCATTCGTCTTATTATTTACCGCATAAAGCACATACTACCCTATCGCTATTAGGCCTAGGCTCTTCTGTTTCTATTGCGTTATTTATATCGTCCTCGTTTTGCCATACGTCTAAGCCCCAGTCGTCGAGCTCTACGCTATCCCATTCATTACTAAGCAAGTCATAATCCCACTCGCCAAAACTTAAGTTATCTTTAATTACAAAAGCTTGCTTTTCGTCCTCTGTTAATTCGTCGGCTACTATTATAGGTATTTCTTTAAGCCCTGCCTCTATACAAGCCTTATACCTCATATTGCCGCCTAAAATTATATAGTTTTCGTCTACTACTATAGGGCGTAGTTTAAGCATACTAGGGAGCTCTTTAATACTCTTTACTAGTTTCTTAAATTTAAGCGTTTTAATAACTCTAGGGTTACTAGCGTTAGGCTTTATTTTGTTAATACGTACTAATTCCGTTACCACTAAAGTAGGTTTTATTTATTTCGTCTATTTTGTCTTGCTCTGTCTGTAGCTTAATACGCTCTAGTTCGAATTGTAAGTGTTTTATAGCTTTCTCTATATCTTGCTCTGCGGGGTTTTGTGGCTTTTTACCACTACGCAAAAGATAAGTACACGCCGTAGCTACGTTATAGGTTAGCTCGTAGTCGTTCATTACGTCGTACGCTTTTATCTTTTTATACTTGCCTACGTAATAGCTCGGTAGTTTGTCTGTTTTAGTCATTTTAAGACGTTTTAAGAGTATTTGTTAATTATTTAATAGTATCGCTTAGAGCTAGCTTTTGTATAGCCTTAAACACTACGCTAAGGCAAGAGGTACAATTTGTAGAGCTCTTGTATGTAGTGCCGTATAATTCATTATAAAAGCCTATTAAGTCAGCTTTAACCTTTTGGCTAGGGGCTTTACCCGTCTCGCAAAGTTTATAAAATTGCTTAGCTTTTTTTAAGTGTTCCTTTGTTATTGCTACCATTTGTTAATAGGGCATTTTTCAGTTTTCCAAGCTGCTTTTGTTTCTACTGGGCAGCCGCACTCTGTGCACTCTCTAGCCTCGTTAAGTTTAGGGCAACGGCTACAGATAAACGTCCTATCGTAGTACGTGGCGTTATCTACATTCTCAAAACCGCCTAAAACTCTTTTAGCTACTGCCTTAAAGTAGTTATAGCTCTGTATCATTAATTTGGGCTTGTTCATCTCTTACTAGTTTTATTATTCCGAAACATTTTAAATTGTTTTTATATACTATGTCTATATCGTCAAACTCTAAACTATCTAAGTCTAGTACGTACTCTAAGTCGCCGTCCTCGTTATATACCTCTATTACTGGTATATCGTAATCTATTAGCTCGGCTAAATCTTTATATATCATTATTTAACTCTTTTAATCTATTTGCTACGTACTTTTTAACCGCCTTAATAGTATAGTATATACTTATCCTACTTATATTAGTCTTTTTAGCTAGTGAGGTATACGTATACTTTTTTACGTCCTCGTCGCCTAAAACATATAACTTAAATAGCTCTCTATCATACCAGTAAAGCTCGTTAAGTATACTATTTATAACGTCGGCGTTAGTACTGCCCTCGTCTGCATTAATATATAAGTTATTAGTAGTTTGTTTTTTACTCTCTTCTGTAAACGTAATATGCTCGTTAATCTTATTATAGGTATAATAGTACTGCGAGTTTTTGCTATAGTAGCTTAGCTTACACATTCTGTTAAAGTATCTGTATATATCGCCAGTATCTAACAAGCCGTAGAGTTTCTCTTTATCCATATTTAAGAGCTGCTCAAATACTACTTGGGTTAAGTCGTCTAGGTGCTCGGCGGGTATAAAGTTAGCCGCTATTTGTTTTAACTCCTTACAAAGTTTATTACTTAACATTTAGCAATAATAATAAAAAAGCCCACTTTTGCAAGTGAGCCCTAATATATTTACTAACATAGTATTGTTTATAGTCCGCAGTAACCGCTATCGCAGTCTGTAAAGTCGTCGTCAAATAATTGTATTTGCGTAAAACTGCTTTTTATATTTTCATATTTTAAGCCAGTTTTAAAACGTGCTTTATTGCTATTATATCCTTTTTTCTCTTGCTCTATAAACCAGTCAAACTGATTAGGGCTTTTATTGCTCATATGTTTTAATAATACGCTACTTCTGTGAAAGCAGCCAACACAATTATTTAAGTAGGCAAATTTAACAGGCTTATTATCCCAGTAATTTTCTATTTTATCTTTATAGATATTATCTTTTATAAGTGGAAACGTAGGCACTCTATAGGCTATATCTACCCATTTATTACGCCCGTCTTTATGTTTGCTAAAAGTACCTTTCATATACTGCATACCGTTAGTACATTTTTCTAACATTTTTTTAGCTCTACGCTGCTCGTTAGCTCTAAAGCCTATACGCATATCTACGGGCTCTTTATTAAATTTTTCAGCCCACCAGTAAAAGATAGGTTTTATTTTCATCTCTATAGTACAAAACCTTTGCGTCTTATTAGGTAAGTAAACTTTATCGCCTCTTTTAATTATTTCGTCAAAAGTTTTGCCAGTTATCCAGTCTATTTTTTTACCTATAAACTGCTCTAAATCTAAAATAGTATATATTATATCGTCCATCTCTAAAGTACCTATAAACTCTGTACCTATTTTATCGCTTACTATTTGCCTTACTTTAGCGTCTGGAAATAAACAAGCTTTATCACTTGTGCGCACTAAGCTAAATACGTTAGCGTCTGCGGGGTAATTTGCCGCTATATACGCCGACGTCTTACCGCCGCTTATACTATTAACTGTTTTCATTATCTTTTAATTTTTCTTTGTAGTGTTCTATTAATTCTATTAAATCGCCCTTACTCAGCTTAACGCTTTTATTACTTTCTCTTATAAGCTCGTCTACTGCGTCTTGCCCGTATTCGCTTACTAGCTTATTACCAAATATCCACTTTTCGCCCTCGCTATATATATTACATTTTACGCATTGAGGCATACAGTTAGTTATGTACTTAGTATGTAGCCACCTCGTGCTAGTATGCTTACGGCTCTGGAAGTGTCCGTTTTGCATTTCTTTAACGTGCTTAACTACTCCGCAAGTATAGCACTCTACTAAGCCGTTAGCGTCTGCGTAGTGCCAACGTATATACTTACTAAAGACTGCGTCTAAATCTTTTTTTAGTGCTGCGTGGGTTTTTGGTTTTCGTGCCATTTTCTTAAAGTCTTGTTTAACTTTTTAAACTCTTCTTTTTTTTTGTCTAGTCTATGCTCAAAGTATAAGTATAGCAAAGTATAGCCTATCATTATAGAAAGTATTATAATATATAAATATGTCATTTTGTTAAATCATTTAGCCACCTGCGGAGCTTGCCTATAGCGTTATTAGTCCACGTTGTGTTAAAGGTTTGTACTATTTCTAAGGTATCTAGCTCTATTATAAAGTTTTGTAGCTCGCCCGTACTGGTAGCGTCCTCGTTTATTAATACGCCCGTTACTTTTAAAGTAGTTACGTTAGCGTCTGTAGTTACCTCGTTTATATCTTTTATAGTTATTAGCTTGTGCATTATTTTAATCTTTTAGCTTGTTTTATAGTTTGCCCTATTTGTTTTTGGGTTTCTTTGTATTGCTGATACTCAGTAATTAGGTTTTGCTGCCGTTTTAACTGTGCCGCTTTTTTATACTTTGTTAGCCATACATTCCACGTCCTTACGTTTATAAAGCAGCTCGTACCCTCTTCGCCGTCTCTTATACCCTTACTAAAAGCATATTTAACCTCGTCTAGCTCTAGCCTACCGTAATTTACGGCTAAGTCGTCTAGTAGTAGCGTACCCATTAAGGCTATACTTTCGGGCGTGGGCTTTTGCCCTAGCTCTAAATAGCATTTACTTATTAAGTCTATACAGTCTAGATTTAGCTGCTTTCTATTTGTTTTATATCTGTGCCATATCTGGCTACTTTTATCTATCATTTTAAAATCTATTTTTGCGTTTATAGGTTTGGTTTCTAGCTGAGGTATACCCCATATACAAAAAATACATATCCCATTTAATCTTTTTATTCTTTCTAAACTTATCCGTTTCGGCTAGTTCAAACATTTGCTTTACTATTTTATTCATTGTATACCCTCTTTTATTTCTAGCATAATGTCAGCTATACAGTCGTATACTGCCTCTAACTCTTCGCTATTATTAGTTAGCTTTACTATCTCGTTCTCGTATGCTCTAGCTACTCCTAAGAGCCTATTAAATTTTAACTTTAATACTTTGCTATGCTTACCTTTAATATTATATAGCTGCTCGTTAAAAACTCTAAAAGTAGCTAATAATATCGTTATATCTGCTTGCGTTTCTTTATCCATTGTTTATTATATTTCTAGCCTCTTGCCAACTATCAAAAATAGCGGGCTTATCGGTTTTATTGTTAAATTTTTTGTTATTCTCTACCCACGTTTTAAGCCTACGCCCTACCTCAAAAGTCTTTTGTAGTTCATATCTTAGCTTAGTCTTGCTACGGTTTGGCTCTGTCCAGTAAGAAATAAAAGCCCCTAAGACGTCCTCGCTATGCTCTGTAGCGTATTGCATAACCTCAGTACTAAAACGCTCGCTAACGTCCTCTAAATTGCGTTTTTTAGCTATTTCTACGCTTTGGTACTCTGAGTAGTTAAGTACTGTTATAATAGTATTTTTAGTATTACTCTCTAAAGATATGTATTTTAACTGCTCAAGCTTTTTAATTCTATCGTATACAGTCGTCGGCGGTATTCTAAGCTCTTGAGCGGCTGAGTTTCGCCCCGTTATAAACTGCCCTACTTTTAATTTAATACCGTAGATAGTAGCGGGCTCTGTATTTGCTCTAAGTATGCACCAAACGAAAACCTTTAATAGCTCGCCGTTTTCAAATACGCCGTTATCAAGTATTTTTCTGTGTATTTTAATATAGCCTTTACTCATTTTAAAAGAGGTTAAGCTGCTCCTTATCTTTAGCTACTAGGCTATACTCGGCTATCTGTGCTTTTTTGCCGTTACGTTTAGTTACGGTTAGCATTTTGGTTTTTATAGCGTGCCCCTCGTTTCTTAAATCATTTATTACGCTGCCTAGTCTTAGTATGTTAAGCTCTTTAAAGCCCTCCCAAGTCGTAAGAGTTTTATAGGTTTTTAAGTAGTGTAGTGTTTCCTCTTTTTGCGTCATTGTTTTAATATTTAAAATTAGTTTTTAGTAGTTAAAAGCTCTCTCTGAGCTTGTAAGCTTTTTATAGTTATGTTAATATCGTCTATAACCGATAGCTTTACTAGCTTGCTTTTATATCTAGGGCTTACGCTAGTATTTTCGTACTCGTCTAGTACTTGCTTATATAAAGTTATGTACTCTGGATATGCTGCTAAATTAGTAAAATAAAATTTATGTAGCTTTTTATAGTGGTAAAAGGCGGTACGGTGCTTACAAAAATAGTTTGATAGTTTAGCGGGCGTTACTCCGCCCTGCATAAGTAAATTAAATACTACCATACGCCCCAGTACTAAAGTCTCGGTTTTCTTTTTAACGTTTAAGCTACCCATTTCTAAACCTAGTTTACGCTCTGTTATAGAGGTTACTAAATTTATCTCTAATATAAATTCGCTCATTTTTTAATAGTTTTGTGGTTGTCGTCCGAGTTTAATACTTCGTAAATATCGGGCTCTATTTCTTTTATCTGTCTATAAATTGCTCTTACTTTTTTATATGCCTCGTCTAGTTGGTACTTAGGTACGTCTAAGCCTCTGGCGTTAGTTATTGTTAAGTGAGCTTGTTCTAATAAGTCGCTAGTTTTCTTTTTCATATTTATATATCGTCTCGGTTAAATTCTGCGGCGTCCTCACGTTTACGCTCGTCGTACTCGTAAGGCTCTATAGCCTCTATATCTGTCTCGCCGCAGCAGCTACAATAGTCGTATTTGTCGTCGTGTGCTAAGCTCTCTTTAGTTTCTACCTCAGCACCGCAGCAAGTAGTAACTAAGTCGCTATAGTCGGGCGTGGCTAGTTTCCAGTTGTCGTAGTTCATATTAAAAGGGTAAATCTGACGGCGTAGAGCCCTCAAAGTGATTATCTAAAGCGTTACTAGTCTCTACTTTTTGCATTTTCCAAACGTCCGCACTCGTATAGTAGTTACCTTTATACTCTCTACTCGATAGATTAAATAGTACTTCTACCTCGTCGCCTGCCGAAAACTCTAAAAGTAAATCTACTTTCTCTTGTCCGAATAAATTAAAGCAAATTTCGGGGTTAAACTTTGCCCCAGTATCTACTACAAAAGACTGTTTTACCCACCCTTTGCCTGCTTTGCTTGTTCCGCTTTGCATTTCTAAAACTTTTACTAAATTTCCTTTTACTTCTAAACTCATAATATTGATTTTATTGATTAATTAATTATTTTTTAAAACTTTCGCTTTCGTCCTCGCCGAAAACTCCTAAAGAGTATAGCCCTGCTAATTTTAGTACGGCTCTACTCATAGCTCTTTTTTCTGCCATTTCTACGACGTAGTAGGTATTAGTGCTACCGTCTTTAAAACTACTACCCTTTAAAGCACTTCCGTAAGTTTCTATCTTACTAGCACCTAAAGAGGCGTAGGCTTTTACTACTGCAAAGGTAGGCTCGCACCTCTCTAGCTCGTAGCGTATCTCTATACTCTTGTTAGCTTGTATTTTATCTATACCCGCTCTAGTTATTATTGTATAGTGTTGGTGTTTAAAGACGTCCTCAGCTATTAAGCCGTTATCTTTAAATATTTTGTTTAGTGTCTCTTGCTGCGTCATTATAACCAAAGTAAAATTAAAGGGAAAAATACTATTATAGCACCCGCTATAAGTTCTAAGCTTGTCTCTTCTCTATTGTTCATTGTTTACCGTTTTAATCTGTTCTAAGGTTATCTCTGAGCTTACAAAGGCTAACTCGTTTAAAGCAAGCTCTAAGCCTAAGGCTATCTCTGTATAGCCGTCTACGTGGTTAGCTACCTTACGCTCTCTTATTCTCTCTTTAGTCTCGTTTAAAACTTTGTTTACCGTACTTAGATATACGTAAGTCTCTTGTTTATTTACCTCGTCGTAGTAAGCTGGTAAAGTTTCTTTAAATAGTGTTTTTAAGTCCATTGTAATATTATTAAATAGTGCGGCATTATTGCCTTATACCACCAAAAGCCCGAGCCGTTAAGCTCGAGCCGTTGAGGTTAGTTAATACTATAAACGTTGTAAATTTGCGTATGCTTTATTGTCTTTATTTTGCAAAGTGTAAACCTCTCTATTTTTAAAAAATTTACCTAAAGGCTCATTTGTAAAACTACCTATATAAGTAGCACCCATTAAATAAAATAAAGTGTAGCTCGTATCGTCTGCCGTTAATCTTATAGACTGCCAGTTGTTGCTGCGGTTTGGTTTAAAGGTTGCTTTTGCTTTTGCTTTTGCTTTGTGTAATAATTCTTGTGTTGGTTTCATTTTGTAGTGTGTTAGTTAGTGTTTTAGTTAATTTCGTAAAATACCTCAGATAATTCTACTTCACAATCTAGTAATATATCTGGTAAAATTTCAGTTTGTAGGTGAGTTATGCTATTATGGTAAGATGGTACAAAAAAAGTTATAGGCTCGCAGTATAAAACGTCTGCTTTAGTGTAATAATCGTTTACAGTAAAGCCCTTTACTCTTTTATATATTGTAAGATAGGTAGTACATTTGTTAAATCCATTCATTTTGTAGCGTGTTAGTCTTGTGCGTTATTGCTCGGCTAAATTACTACTATTTTTATTAATAACTAACATTTTAACAAAAATATGTAAAAATAATTTAATATTTTTTTATTTTAACCTAGTAATATATATATATATAAATAACTATATATATACTTATATATCTATTATAAACTATAATATATTAATATATACTTATTTGTGCCGGACGGCTGACGGATACTAGAGTAGATTGATTTTAAGGCGTTTTAAGGCGTTGTATAGCCTTTGCCTTGTATTGATACTAAAAAGTAAAGATAATAGCTTAAAACCTACGCACTAGAGCGGCATAAGTATATTTATAGGTAGGCTACCGTTGTCTTTTACAACCGCACAAGCTACGGCGGGCTTTTTGCCTGCTTTAGCGTATGCCATAGCGTAGCTCTCGTGGTTTATTCCCGTTCCTACTTGCATACCCCAAACTCTAAAGTTTTGCCCTACATAGTGCTCTATGTAACATTGTGTATGTAGATGCCCTTGAACTGTGTTCATCATATCCGCCCTACATTTAGTACGAGCCGTACCGCCCTCGCCATGTAAAAATTGTACGTCGTCTTTTACATAACGCTCTGTAAAGTTCCAGTTAGGCACTTCTAAAACCTCTTTGTAGCTTTTTATCCACTTGCTCGGTATATTGCTAGTCTGAGCTTTACGCATTATTAGCCTATCGTGGTTACCTATAATTACAGTAGCTTTATTAAAAGCCTCGTACCATTTAGCTAATTTTTTTATAGCTAGCTCTAGCTCATTGTCGCCACCCATAGCACAAGTCGGGGTTTCGTGATAACTTGCGTATAAATTGTCTATAATATCGCCTATAAATACTACTTCGTTACATTCGTGCTTATGGTACTGCTCTAAGCAAAACTCTAAATATCCGTCTAAAGTAAACGGCTCGTGTATATCTCCTATAACTAGTACGTTATTTTTAGAGTATTTACGGTAGTTTAATAGTAGAGCCTCTTCATCTGGTTTTAGTCTGTACCTATTGTTTGCCATCTTGTTTAATTTTAGTTATTTTCTCTAGGCCTCTACTACCAAAGTAAGCCGAAAAAGCTACTAATAACAAACTGCTATAAATTTCTTTATATCCGTCTGCTAGTGTAAACTCGCCTATATTGCCGTCGCAAAAGCTAATAACTACAAATATAAATAAAAGAAAGATTAAACTAGCGGGGCGTATATTTCTTGCTAACAAACTACTGTTAGCGTCTGCTTGCCACCTTTGCGTTATATTGTCCTCTACTACCTTAGTATAGTTAGTCTCTAGCTCTTTTAATTTAGCTTTTAGTACTAGTTTCTCTTCTTTGCTAGTTACTACCTCATCTATTAACGTGGTTACTCCGCCGTTAAATAGCTCTTTTATAATGCTTACTACTGGTAAAGCCATATAGCACTAGGTTTATCGTAGTCGGCGTCTACGTGTATAAATTGAGTAGCTATGCCTATACGTCTGCCTAAGCCTACTAAAAATAAACCTTTTAGTATTCTAGCTCTGTCGCTACTGTTTTTACATTTTATGTCTACGGCTACGCCTTTTAGGTGCGAGCTGCCTACTCTGCCGCCTACTTTTGCGTTATGTTCTGGCGTTCTATAGCCGCTTGTAATTTTATAAGGTACGCCGCTTATAGCTCTCGCCTCGTCTAATTTATGTAAAAAATTTACATTCATTTTGCCGCCGTCTGTAGTCGGTAAACCGCTACCTATTTCGTCGGGGCTATCAAATTCCTCATAATCAAAGTACTTCATTTACTGACGCTTTTATAAAGTTTTTATAGTTTTACTTGTTTTTGTCTAAATCGTTTTTAAGCCTATTTTAAAGAGTTTTAAGCTATTTTACTAGTGCTAGCATATCAATATATTAAAAGTTTGAGTTATTGCAATAGGTTAAAATTACTAGGTAAGGTTATTAACGCTTTTTTGTAAATAAAAAAAACTATATTTTTCTAGGATATAATAAAAAAACTAATTTAGTTTTTATTTTTTCTTTTATTTCTATAGTATATATACCTATCTACAGTATATAATATAGACACTATTAAAAGTACTATTTGTAGTAATTCCTCTACCGCCGAAAAGCTTATTGCTGCCGTTACACTATTCAGACTTAATACGTCTGCGTTCTCTTTTATTAGGCTTTTCATCTTTTTGC